GGTGTTTACGGAGGCGTAAATGTTTGTGGCATTTGCTCCACTGGCAACCAAATTTGCCCCAAGAGAATTTGTAATTGTCGCCTGTTTGGTCAAGCCAATGACGGTTCCAACTGGGTTAGTTACGCCTGCGCTAGTTACGCCAGAAGAAATAAACGTGTTTTGCGGAATTCCAAGACCAAATACCTGTTGTCCCAAATAGAGACCAGCGGTTGGAGCGGTCAACGTAATGCTTGTGGCTCCAGACGTAGTGCTTGCGCTTAAAGTGACAGTTTGGTAGTCGGGTAGCAACGTGTTCAAATTGGAAAGTGCGCTTGGGTCACCAGAGGTAGCAATGTAAATTGGGTCAATACCGCCGTTAGCAACGTTTGCTGGCGTTGGCGGATTGGTCATTGGTGAATAGATGTAGTTGCTACGAGTTGCCGACAATTGCGTTGGCGCAGATGTGGTAGAAGTTGCCGTTGCGTTTGCGGATAGCGTTATGGTTCCAGCACTTGAATTGACTGCGGTGATGTAGGTGCCAGCGGGAATGCCAGCGCCAGAAACAAAGTTATTGACATTCAGCAAATCAATTAAGTTATTTACGCCAGTTGTTCCAGTGGGAGGAATGACCGTTACGGTTGGGGAACTTGAAGTAGTAACACCGAAGAAAGGAACGGGCTGAAAACGGCGATTGCTTTTCAAAACGTTGGCAACGTTGGCGTTTCGGTGTGCAGGCAACATTACTGAAGTCGTGTCTCCAGTTTGGTTTGCCACGGTGGGGATAAGACCCGCTACTCCAACAACGTCATACTCGCTAACAAAACCGTCTGTAGTTATTGCTGAAGCGGAGTATGGGTTCTGCCCGTCTTGTATACCTTCCAAAACGGAAAGGCTGTCACCCGCAACAAAGTTGCTGGTGTCGTTGACGTAGATAAAGTTTTCGCCCGCAACGTTCTGCTGGGTAGCATACGTTTTGCCTTTAAAGAACTTGGTGATGTCGTCTGCTTGACCAAAGAACGTATTGCCACTGTTGTCGGGGATTGTTCCAACGGAGAAGTGGGTTAAGTCTTGAACGGCTAGTTCGGGCGCAGTAGAGCCAACAACTTGCCAGTAGTCCGAGTTAATACTTGAGAGTACTGGGGTAGAGGTAAGGGTTTTCATGGGCTTCCCTCTACTTTACCCCTAAGATTTAAAACTTACCTACCCATGCCACGAAGGGTCTTTTGGAATTCCTTGAACTGGGCTTCAACGTGGCGCTGAATGTCAAGTACCGTTGCGTGGTCTGCGTTTCCGTTAACCGTAATGTTTACGGCGTTGGGGTGAACGTTAAGGGTGCTTCCACCACCACCAGACTTCATGGTGTTGACTTGAGAAATGCTCATTACCGCTTCGCCAGCCTGAAGGATTGCTGGAACCTCACGTCCCTTAAGACCCGGGACAATACCGCCACTGTGGAACTTCGGTTTAGGTGGCGCTTTTGTAGTGGTGCCTACGTGCTGAAGTTGTCCAGTGTTCATGTTACCTAGACCGAGGAACCTTGTTACGGCGCTTATGCCCGTGTAATTCACAAATGTGTTCCATGCGTCAGACAATCCATTTATGACGCCAACAATTTTGTTGTAAATCCAATCCCAAGCGTCTTTTACTCCAGTCTTAACCGTATCCCAAACGGTTTTCATAACTTTGACAAAATCTTGCCAGTGGGTCGCAACCAGCAAAATCAATCCCGCAATCGCAAGACCAAGCAACACCCATGGGTTTGCGTCCGTTATCAAGTTCATAATAATTTCTGACTTAGTTAAAGCCTCAATACCTTTTTTGACCGCCATTATTGGGTCAAGGAACAAACTCTTGGTGAACCAGATACCAAGTAAAGCGCCGATAACTGGCGAAAGCGCCTTGATAAGTGGGGCTAGGTTTTTTATTAGACCCGTAAGAACCCCAAGGACTGGAACTCCAATGTCAGTCATAAGCGTGGTGAAAATTCCAAACATCTGAACTATCGCAGGCAATGAAGTTTGTATCAATGGCGCAAGGGCAATGAGCAATTGACCAAAAGCCTGCGCAATTGCGGGGGCAATTTGCGAGAACGTTTGCATTGACGCAACAAGGCTTGCCATTAATGCGCTGAAAGTTCCGTTAGCAACCATTTCGTTCATTACTTTGGAAATCGCCGTAAACGCCTCTAAAAGAGAATTGCTGATTTTTTTTGACATCATGTTTATGATTGCCAAAATTTGTGGCATTACACGGTTCAGGGATTTCATGATTGGGTCAATGACCGCAAACAAAATCTTGAATGCTGGAACCAACAAATTAATAATCATTGGAAAAACGCCTTGGGCGAAAAAAGTAAGGATTGGTTTGAAGTCTGCCATTACTTGACCAAGCAAATTACCCAATTCGGTAGCGGCCGACTTAATCAAACCACCCACCGCTTGAAGAACTGGTTGGAAGGCAACTAGAACCGAACCCAAAGCCTTTGCCAATCCGTCAAGAATTGGAAGCAAAGCAGTACCAAGCGTGTTCTCCAAAACCTTGATGTCGTTCTTGAGACGCTCAACTGGCGATACTGAGTTTTGAGCAACATTCTTCAAGTGTTTGTTAATGTCCTGAATAAGAAGCGACTGGGCGGCCAATAAACCATTGGTACTTTGAACCGACTTAATTCGGTTTTGCTCTGTTTGCGACAAGGTGAAGCCGTAGCGGGTCATTGCCGACATACGCTTAGCAGGGTCTGCCAGAATTCGTGTCATCATTCGAGCAGACGAAGAAATCGAGCCACCCTGTCCACCACCCATAGCGGCCGCTAAGTTTGCTGAAGCATAAAGGGCGTCGTTTAAGTTTTTATTCATCACAACGCCGTTTTCGTTTACCTTTTTTCCTGTGGTAAACAACTTCACCATGTCTTGGTTGGTGAGAAGTAGCGTCTGCGCTTGAGTAATACTTTGTTGGGAAATACCAACATTGAGCGACATCATGGTCGCTTGGTTTTGGAGCAGAGTGGAGTGCAAGTCCGACATTGACTGACCCGTCTTCACGGCATAGTCATACTGCTGTTTGCTCATGTCAACGTTGAACTTTTGCGCAACGCCTTGGTTCATCAAAAGGGTGGCTTGACCCGCTTGCAAACTTTGCAGTGCTGAAGCACCGTCAATAGCCTGCTCCAAACCAACGGCGAGACCAGCCCAACCAATTGAGCGTTTTAGAATGTCTCCTGCACGAGTAAAGCCTTCGCTGATTGCCTCAGCGGTAGCCACACCAACATTCTTAGTTTCAGCAAAGCCAGATTTAACGCCTGCGGTGTCGGCTAAAATTTTCAACCGCATTGTTAAATCCATGTTTTACCCACCTTTCTAATTCTGTTGCTGTGATTTCTTTAACGCTTCCTCTTGCTCGTAAGCCCTTAACTTCCAAACTGCTTGCCACTCACTCACTTCTATCGAGGTGATTGGCTTATGTGCTGGGGAACCTTCTAACAACTCGTCAACGGTTCTCCCCAGTTTCTCCGCTAACTCAAAGAGGAAGCGTCGGTCTGGGTTGACGAGGAGCCTTTTCCCAATTCATCTACCGCCACTTCGGTCAGACCACTGAGACGCATGGCAACAGTTGCAATTGTTTCAATTGCGCCTGCTGACTTCGCCATGAGTGCGTCACGGTCACTGTCCAAAAAGACACGCTCGCCAGTTTCTGGGTCAAATGTGCAAAGGATAACCATGTCTGGCAAAGCCTCTTGAAGATTTAACTCTCCGTTGTTGCCCTCTACTGCCTTTGCAACCATTTTGGCTCGGTCTAAAGCAGTCATGCTCTTAACCAAAACAGTAACTCCCCATTGGGGTACGGTTACAGCCTCACTAGCAATGTCATTTACTGCAAAAATGGCTTGTGAAAGATTTGACATTTATTTATGTTCTCCTAACTAGGTGTACTACGAGTGTAGCCTAGATAGTTGAGCGGGTTACAGCACCAGTTACCTGAAGTTCGCCGTCGAAGGTGATTACGCCTGAAACTGAGGACTTTAGGTCATACTTGGTCAGGATTGCCTGTCCGTAGTACTTAGGTGAAGCGTTTGAAGTCGAGCCAGTTCCAAAGGCACCGGGGTCTGAGGGGCCGTAAACGAACGAAACAAACTGACCAGCGGTGTTCTGGTAAATCTGAATGTCGTTCATCATCTTGTCCAGACCGTTGGCGGTTCCGTCGTAGTTACCTGAGAAGGTGACGGTGTAGGACTTCAGACCAACAATGTAGGTCTTGACACCAGCCACTGAGAAAGTGGTGGTCTCTGAACTCTCAATTGCCTGTGGGAACGAGATGTCGTTGATGTATGGAGACAGGTTAACCATTGGAAGGGCGGGGCCCGAAACGGTTGCTGAACTCAGCATAGCGACAGTCGAGCCAGAAGGCTGAGCGGTCAGGACTACTGGAACGGTTCCGACGAACATACCGTAAGTCGAGCCACCGTTGACGATTGGGCTTTCGCCAGTAATCGCAGAAGTGCCGTTGGTGATAGTCAGCGTCGTGGTTCCGCTTGCGGAAGCCGTAGCGAGGGTGGACGAGGTGTCGTAACCAATCGCAAGAAACGCATTCTTACCGTGTTGGAAAATTGGCGTTGCCATGATTTATTTCTCCTTAGTATCGGGCAAGCCCGAAGTAGATTATTGCGGTAGGGCTGGTTCCACCCAGCGTGTATGACAGCCTTGTGTACTGATAAATCGTACCCGTCAAATTGGAAACCGTTGTTCCAACCCCACTCTCGGTAGCCAAGGTGCCACCCGTAGGCGAGACCCAAGTCACGCCGTCCTGTGAGTGCTGGAAACTCAACGAAACTGTAGGGGTCGTTCCCGTCAAGGAAAGGACGCCCATAACCAAAAGCCCACCGTTAGTGGTAGCGGAGAGGTGCTGGCGAGCAGGTGTGGTGAAAGTGCCGACGCCAGAAGCAACTGTGTTGGGAATGTATTGACCACGCCCAGCCCATACGCCACCGTCAGCCTGAATGGTCATGTCGGTTGCGACAACGCCCGTGACTGGTGATTTGAGGTCGTACTTGGTCTCGATACCACGAGCCATGTAGCAGTGGGCGTCAATCGAGGAGGTGGAGGTAGCCGTTGCGCTATCTGGGAAGACAATCACGGCTTCGTCTGCTGAATTGGCAATTGCGGTATTGATGATTGCGTCAATACCCGTTGACGAGCCTTCGTACATTCCCGATAGGGAAATCTGACCGTCTTTGATACCCGCAATGTAGGTCTTGGCGCCACCATTTAAGAAGGCGGTGGTTTCGGTTGGCTCGACTGCCGTCGAAACGTCGGCGCTGTTGAAAAACTGAGAAATGTCGTAGGAAGCGTTTGCTACAGGATTGGAAAAGATAACTCGTGTATTCTTACCGTGAAGGAACGTAGCCATTAGTTTTCCTCCTCAACGGTTGCTTCAGGTGCTGATACAAACTGGTCTGGGGCGTCGGCTGGGACAATAAATCCGTCCGCCAAGAGCCAAGGAATGCTGGCGCCAGACAGGTCGTCCACAATGGAGCCTGCCTTAACGGTCTTGCCTGCGTAGGTGATGTCTGACTTGTCGGTGACAAGATAGTTCGCCATTGGTGCCTTTCAACCCTAAAAACTGGTTACTACTTGCAAAAATCGTATCACCGAAAACAAAAATCCCCCTCCTATGGATTTTCCACAGAAAGGGGGACTTTCTAATAAACGAGGTTCTTGGCGGAGATGTTAGCCCTCGTTTACTCCTGCTGTCGCCTTGCGTTGTGAACGCTTGGCAACGATTTTGGTGACACGCTCTGGTCGGAATGCCCGCATGGTCTCGTGACCGTTGGTTCCACCATGAGCAATGATGTCGGTGACAACCCCGTCCTTGACGTGCGTGTACAAGAAGGTGAATGAACCAACTTCGCCCGCAACCTTGATTGGGTCGTTCTCAACAATCTCGCCAAACGCTTCGCCCTTTACCCAAGACGGAATGTAATGGCGCTCTACTACACCTTCACGACGTACCAATGAAATCTCCTTTGTCAGTTTAACTAAACCATTATACAGTATTTTGGTTTAGTTGTCAAACCGCTTCTTGGTGACCGCACTCGCAAACTAAATAATCGCCCGTCATCATGCTCACAGAAATTGCATTTGGGTGTTTGCACAAGCCGTCATCTGGCTCGGCTTCCAACTCTGCTTCTGGTGCTTGTGGTGTTTCGTTTTCTGGCATTTGCATAGCGAGCATTTGCTCTACCGCTTCCAATGCTTGGTATGAGGCAAGGCTTGCTTGCTTCGCTGAAGCCAAAGTCTTTAACAAGACTTCTAATTCGCTCATGGCGTGTCAATCATGACTTGGAAGTTACTGCTGAACCGTGGACGGTTTACTTCATCAAATGCCATGTAGTTTGGAACGCCCATTGGCTCAATGCGGAGAATGTTCACGCCGTCAATAGTTACACGGTAGGTGATAGCGCCGAGAATGTTTCGTATCACGTAAGAAAGGTTGTAGGCGTCGGGGTAATCCTCTGGCTCTCCACGCACAAGTATTTGAATGCGTGGGTGTTCCAGAGCCGAAACTGCGGTGCCCATTGTGAACGTCGGTGGTTGCCCCTCGTACTGCTGAATGAGTACAGCGGTATTAGGCGCCTCGGCAGGGAGGCGACCAAGAAAAAGGTTCTTACCAAGGAACAGTTGCTGTGACGAAGAGAGGCTTGCCGTCTGTGTTTGGAGGTACTGACCTAGTGCGTCAATTAACGTTGCCATTAACGGCTCCTTGAGAAGAATTGAGTAATTGCGGTACGAATGTTATTCATCAATACTTGCTGATTTTGTACTAACGGGAGTTCCAAGTATTTGGCTTGCGTCGGGGGGTTGTGACCAACGCTCATGTCCTCGTGGACTACAACCGCATAGTCTACGACCCTGCCTCGACCAGTTTCTCCCGTCCAATAGTCTCCACCGCCATACTCGATTGAGTGTGGAACGGTCTGTGTATTGACATGACCCGAAGCCTTCAATGCTCCAGTATCAACGGGAACTAGGTTTTGGCTTTGGACAAAGATTTGCGAAATGGCTTTGTTAATGCTCTCGTTGACAATTGGTGTCATTCGGTCTCCCAACTGGTCAATCTTTTCAATGTCTCTTAAATCAACCGTTACGGTGAAAGTCCTATTCACGACAGCCCCTACTCGAAGTGCAGGGTTGTGTTGTATCCAGTCAACCCGTTTTCGTCGTAGTTGTTCTCCACGTACATCAAAACTGGGTGCTGAAGTGCAGGCTGGGTTTGATTTGGAACCGTCACACGGGCTTCCGTAGAGATGTTTGGGTAAAAGCCCGCAAGGTAGGCACGACCAGAACTAACTCGGTCACGCCCGTCAATCGTCGCTAGGACTTTGGTCTCGTATTCCAAACGACACTTGTACGTAACTGGTGAACCGTATTCGACAACGCTGTCACTTGTTCCGTCTGACCCCGTGTAGTGGCGACCATAACCGTCAAGGGTCTCTGTAGGTGCGCCGTTGTTTGGGTTAGCAATAACGTTTTCGACTATGACCGTCTGGTTCATTATTTCGAGCAAGAGCGGGTCAATAGGCATGACTATTCGTTGACCTGCTCAGGGGCTAGAACGTCCTCGGCAAAGTCGCCTTCGCCACCGTTAACGTCGTAACCGTCAGGTGAATAGCCCGTACCGTAAGTCGTCGTAGTGCCAAGTACCGACCCAGAAGGCCAGTCATTGGCAACTGCGTAGTAGCGGTCAAACATACCGACCTTGAGTTCTGCGCCAAGTGCGTGTGGGTCTGCGCTTATACGTGGTGGCGATACACGGCGTCCACGGAGCAACAAGTCTTTGGCAAGGCGCTCGTAACGCTGAGCCTTGTCTCCATAAGTTGTGCTGAGGGTCAACCCACCAACGGTCTTGCTGACGGTCTGAGCCATTCCCGTAAACTGGGCCGCTAGGTTGTAGCAAGTGTTAGAGGCCGCCCTGTAAAGGTTGAAGTTAACCTCTTGAAGGTTGAAGGTGATTTCCTCGTCTTGCACCAACGGGTTGTTGGGGTCAATGTCGCCAATCATGAAGCGCACTGCGTCTTTTGCCGAACTTGTCGGGTCTGCTGAATAAGTCCAACCCATTATTGAAGCACCGCCTCATCTATACGAAGCGTTCCAGTGAGGATACGCTGTCCACCGCCTGTTTGGGTTGCGGTAATTTGGAAATGCCAATTGCCGGGGGTCAGGCTACTAAGTTCGTTAGGCGCCCACGAGACAACTAGGTTTGGGCTTCCAACTACGGGTGCGTAGCCAGTGAAGCCAGTAGTTTTGGTTATGACGGCTTTGTTAGGTGGCTGACCAATGGTCATCTTAAACGTGTAGCCAGTGCTGAAGTCAATTAGGTTGTTGTTGGCGTCCGTCCACGAAAAAGCGGCCGCTGGCAAACTGGCTGAAGGTGTGGGGTAATGGATAGTCATGGGTTCCTAATGTCCTAAGTGGCTGGGTAGCGTTCGCCGTCCTCATAAGATGATACCCCGTCATCTTGAAAACTGATTGACGAGTTTTCGGTGGCGTAGGTAGCCGTGGTGTTTTCTTGCATTGTCCAGAGTTCTGGGAACTCGGTAAAGATTTCCGACTTGAGGCTCTCCTCAAATACGGGACGGAAAGCGTCGCTTACTTTTACAAACAGTTCTGCAACAGTAGAGAATTGGAAAAGGCTGACTGATGAAATTTGCTGGTAAGCAATTTGCCTTGCACTTGATGTTGCTTGGCGAAGCGCAATGGCAGATAAGCGGAGTACGGAAATGGAGCGTCCAGCCCTAGTTGCAAATGATTGTGTCCCGTTGCCCAAAACAGAATGTCCAGTAGATTTGCCTGCTGATTGGGAAAGGCGAAGTGCGTTAACTCCGTCCATGGAGTGACTAGCGGTTCTGCTAGACGTGGTAGCGAACTTCAGTGGGTTAGCCGAGGCACGAACAATTGTCTTGAGGGAGCCAACTGCTGATACAAAAACGCTTGCATTGACCGCTAGGCGTACTCGTGCCGTAGTCTTGGCGCTGGCGCTTGACGAAAGACCCGTTGTTGCCAAAGTGACAGAGTGCCCCTCAGACTTTGGTGAATTGGTTACTGAGGCTTCAGGGGTCTCGTTGCCACTGACCAAAGTACGCCCTGAAAAGAAGTATTGGCTTCCGCCCCTAAAGGATTGGCTAAGACCAAACTTGCCACGTGGCATTAGAAGGCTCCTTCGGAACCGCCAAAACGCTCCGTGCCCTTAACGGCAATCAAATTTGCTCGGACGTAGGGAATGTGGTGAACTCGGTGGAAGTCGCTTGGAAAAATAGAAGCCAAACGGCTTTTGTGAAAGTTCATCTCCAATTCTGGCACGTACTTTCGGTAATCCTTATCTATGAAATACCAAAAAGAATTTTCATTGTAGTAAGCCACGTGCGTTGGGTCTTGAAACGCTCCACGCCCGTCAGTGCTTGGCGTTAGCGTGAGCAACATTCCGCCGTCACACAAAACTCGGTACAACTCATTCCAAAGGAGAACCTTGTCGGTAATGTGTTCCAAGAAATCGTGCGCACGGATTACGCCGACAGAGTTATCTGGTTGGTTGGCAAGAACTTCAAAAATGTCTCCAACAATGTCTGCGTCGTGCAAGTCCACTGTGGTGAAACCACTTGCGGGATTATGAGCGCCACCTAAATCCCAAGCAGGAAGCCCATTTGACTTAGACCACCTCAAAGCAAGTCGCTCAATGTTTTGGTCATACATACGCACCGTCTCCTCTTGGATAAATGCGTTAAAGTCTTGTCGAACCTGCGTCTGCTCGGAATGAACACGTTGCAAATACAAGTTTTCTTTAATGTGGTGAAAATCTCCCAATAGGTAAAGACGTGCCATTAAGTCTTGGTCGTCAAGAACTTTGAGGTGCGAGTTGTAACCACCGCAATCTTTATAAGCAGATTTTTTGAATGCTCGAAGGTGATTTGGAGCAAACCAAATGTAAGCAACATGGTGGGGGTGCGGAGATTTGGAATTAGTTACGTGGTATCCACCCTCTTCTCTGTATGACCAGCCAAAGCGGGCGTCAAACTCCGTAAAGTTTGGTGAACCGTCCTCATTAATCTGAGCAAAGTCGGAGTAGACCAATACGGTATCGTTATTGGCGTCAAACGCTTCCAATACTTTTTCCAAAGCAGTTGGCATAAGTTTGTCGTCATGGTCAAGTTCAACCAAGATGTCGCCTTGGCAGTATTGAACCGCCTCGCTCTTGTATGCGCCAACCCCAGCATTTACGCTTTCGCTGATTACGACACGGACACGGCTATCGTCGGTATTCCAACGAGCGCCGTTGTTAAGGAGTACGACCCACTCCCAGTCTGAGTGCGTTTGCGCCTTTAGTGAGGCTAAGCACTCGTCTAACCATTTAGGGTCATGGGTCGGCGTAAAAACACTAATCATGGCACAAGCCTACTGTTCTGCTAGTTACCCAAGCGGGATAACATTCAAAGAAACGTGCTGAACTGTTCCGCTAACGGAACCACCAATTGAGGCAAGTGCTTGGAACGAGTACGAAGTTCCAGTTGTTTTGCCTGTAAAAAGCCATTGAACCGTTACGGTTGCGGTTTGTGCATTGACGGTGTAATGGCTAAAAGTGTTGGAATACGCCGTAACACCGTCATAAAGTTCCACTTGAATGTTGTGACCAGTCGTGTCAGTGTTGGTGGCTTGCATTGTAAACATAACTAGATAGGTCGTGTATCCACTAATGCTGGAAGCGGTGGCGACGGAGTAAAGGGGTGAACCCGAAGTTAGAACGCCTGAGTTTTGGACAGTTGTTGTACTTGTAATAGCAGTAAAAAGGTTTGATAATGCCGTTCTTACGCTTGTGCCGTTTGTTCCACCGTTTGCAATTGGAAGTACACCCGTTACGCCAGTTGTCAATGGAATGTTGGTAATTGTGTTGCTCGAACCAGAAATTGTTTTGTTGCTTAGAGTGGCAACAATCGTATTAGTGACTAGGGTATCCGAGGTCGTAGTTGAGGACGGGAATAAGAAAGTCTGGTTGTTTGAGCCACCGTTAAAGTTCAGGTAGGCGTTCTGCCCACTATTGTTGCTATCCAAAATTGTTAGTGGAACATTGGG